TCCATAGGCCATTCATTACGAATATCAATAATATTATTTGCCATTAAGATAACCCAATCATAATTGCCATTTTCATAAATTTTCTCAGATAGTTGATCTGGACGTAAATTACCAGGAATATAGTAATCATCAAATCCGTATACTACACTTGATTGATCAGTTCGTACCCGAGCTCTTCTAAAAAGATTTTTTACATCAGTAGTTTCATCAATAGAATTTCTATTTAAAGCCCTAGATAAGTATCTAATATTTGGTAGATATGAAAAATAATTTGCCATTAGTATCCTACGTCGTATGTTCCGATGGGCATTAGATCCCCGAGATCGTCCCCAAGAGCGTTACGTCCTGTAGGAATATTTTGTGTAAAGTCTGTATTGTATACAGGTTCGAGTTCTGAGAATTCAAAGTTTAAATTATATGTAACAGGAGCACCCGAATCATAAGCCATCCATTGATTATTTGCTGCATAGTTAACAGAAAAGTTGGTTAATGCACAAGATTTAAACTTATGTACGAATTTATTTATCGCACGATTACCATTTTCCGTTGTCATATATGACAATTGAAATACGTTTGGAGTTCCCAAAAACCATGATGAATTACCAGCTTGAGCATCGCCACCTTTACTGTCTATACCCAATTTTCTCGGGGCGCTCCATTGTTTAAATGCTCTGATTAGCATTGTGATAGCTCTAGTTTCCGGCTGACTTCGTGCAATTAACCTATATGCGAAGTTATATCTCCTCAGTTTTACTCCTCTAAACAATAATTCTGCATTACTATTACTTACAATTCCACCGCCTCTAGAAAGGATTTGATCTGCGCCAATATCAAATCCCAAATTTGATCCCAACATACTAAGAACATTTGCTCCCAGCATTCCTGTTAGTCCAGAATCCTTGTTTGCTCCTGACATCAAATTTCCATATACTGAAAATTTAGTCGCGTTACCAATGAATCCACCAATTACTGGTAGTTTAGATCCAACAGCTCCTGAAATATACTTACCAGCTTCACTTCCAATGTGTTGAGCAGCCGCCATTGTTATATCATTCATATAATCAACTTCCCATGCAGCAGAAGTGGAGTCTACTATGCCTTGTGATGGCATAGGTAATTCAATAGACCCTAATCTTTCTCTAAATGGACTGTTTCTTTTAGTATTACCAAGACTACCTCCACCTTTCTTTTGTAAAGAATCTCCATATGGTGTTCTGTATCTAAAACAAGTTATTTTCAATGAATCTTGATTTGGATTCATATCAATTGGGTATCTTAAATATCCATTAAAAGCACTCAATATGCTTGTATCTGATTTAAGATCAAATTTTCCACTATCAATACCGTCTTTACCTACTAGTCCAAATATGCCGTCGGTGTTGATTGTCGTTGCAAATTCAGAAAATTGACCAAATGTTTTGTTTGCTTTTTCCACAAAGTCTTTAGCCTTGTCTACTCCTTCTTCTATTAGGCCAGTCATTCCACTTGCTGATCCTGTTTCTGTTGATGTTGCCGCCGCTGGCTCAGTTGGGTCTGATCCCGAAACTCTTGCCCATGATGGGAGAGTAGCGTTTGTATTTCTTGAAAACTTTTTGGTCTGGTTTTGTATTCGTTTATGAATATCGTCTTGCTGTTGGTCCGTAAGGTTAGTAATTTGATTCTTAGCCCAAAGACCATCTGTATATAAAGATACAGCTCCTTTTAATCGGTTTCCATCAGAATCAACGGGATATACTCGTACATTTCTAATTCTATTTTTAGCCTGTCCTGCTATTCCAACTTTTCTTACTGTTGCTACAACTTTATATGCCCTATCCACTCCATCTACTTTTTGGACAATTGGGGGATCAATTGGAAGTACTTGTTCTGCCATTAGTTACTCCAAGAGTATGCTCTATGTTTAGGGTACTTCATACCACGTCTATCGATAAACTTTTCTGTGGGTAGAAGTGCGATATCACCCCAATTTTCACTCTTTGGAACTTTATGTAAACTACCTATACCAGAAAACAAATATCTATGTATGGAGTTTTTGGGTACAGTTACACCGCCTTTACTATTTATCAAGCTTTTTGCAACTGCATCTCTATAATCTGGATTTATATAGTGCAAATTTGCTCCTAAAAATCCATCAGGATAAAATTCTATAACATATGAGAGTGGTTGTAAGTCCCAAAACTCATATTTTTCTGGATATTTTGCACCATATTGAAAGAACACGAGATCACCTACAGCAACTCCACCAGTATCACTCTCGCTTATATCTGGATCTTGTACTAATGTTAAGGCTTGTTCTAACGCATTAACATACCAGTCTCCACTGCGTCTTTTCTTTCCTGCTTGTTCTACGATACTTTGTGCAATCATACTCCTAAATCGTCTTCGGTCATGATTCTGAATTCATACTGTCTATCTGCACAATATTCTTCTGCAGCTTTCCATTTTGCTTGATTAATTATCCAATTATTGACATCATAAGCCCAAGATTTTGTCCTTCTTTTGGGATTTTTTTCAGGCATCTTTAGTTGTCGTTTTGGTTTTACCTCTATCACAACAGATCTTCTTTTTCCATTCCTATCAGTATATTTTATGAAGAAGTCTGGAAAATATCTATGGATACGATTATCCATAGGGGATTTGTATGGGATAATAATTTCTTCAGATTGCCATTGATAAACACTTTCATTTAAATCACAATATCTCATAAACTTTCGTTCCCAAAGAGACCTGTAAACAATATTAGTTGGATCGCCTTTGTATTTTTTGGGATGTTCTGGTTTATATTTTCCCTTATAAGACATATACATAGTATATAAAACCATAAATTTATTTAGATGGGAATTTTACAGCAACTCAAATCCTTTCTTGGTGAAACAGGAAAATCAAGAACAAATGATGGTACGTTTGCTGCACAATTACAATCACCTGCAACTACTAATAACTTCAAGGTATCACTTCATCTAGCAAAATTTGCTGGAGTTAGTAACGATTCCGACTTAAGTGCTTGGTTGACTAGTTCTGGTGTATTCGGGAAAGATGATCCAGGAAGATTTGATTTTTTATGTTCCGAAACATTTATCCCTGGAACAAGCTTAGCTCCCTTTGAAACCTTTGGAGATCGTCAAGGAATGTATGAGTCTTTTTCTGGTCCCAGAAGAGATATGGAGGTTGCATTTACATTTTACGTTTCTTCAGATTACCAGACACTTAGATTATTTGAAGAATGGGTTAACTATATTAATCCAATCTATGCTCCCAATAAACTTACATCTGGAAGTCCTGGTGGATATGAATCTTTGATAGATCAAAAAAGCGTAATGTATAGATTTAGATATCCAGACAGTTATAGAAGGATGATTTCTATCACAAAATTTGAACGAGATTATCGTGATAATATTGTCTATGCATTCGTAAATGCTTTTCCAACAAATATCGAAAGTATTCCACTTTCATATGATGCTGCACAATTACTTAAAGTAACCATCAATATGAGATATGATAGAAAAGTAATCATACAATCGGGTAGAAGAAGTATTAATAACCAAGATAACTCATTGTTGGTTGGAGAGTTTCAGAGTGGACCAAATACACTAACTCAACAATGGTTGAGAGATGGTCAGATTGAAACTACAACATCAACAATAGCCTAATAAATACCTTTATGAACTGAAATAATAGTCATGCCTTTACCAAAGATTACGACATCCCAATACGAATTGGTATTGCCTTCAAGTGGCAAAAAAATTAAATATAGACCATTTCTGGTAAGAGAAGAAAAAATTCTTATCTTAGCCCTTGAAAGTGAGGACACTAATCAAATTAGCATAGCTGTTAAACAAGTTTTAAAAGAATGCGTTATCGGTAGAGTTAAGATTGAAGATCTACCTAGTTTTGATATTGAATATTTGTTCTTAAATATTCGTGGCAAGTCAGTAGGTGAGTCTATAGATATTGTTGTCACTTGTGGCGATGATGGAGAAACTAAAATTAATGTATCCATACCAATCGATAAAATTCAAGTTGAAAAGCATCCAGATCATAACCAAGACTTAGAACTTGGTCAGGGGTATGTTCTTAGAATGAAGTATCCAACTATGGGTCAATTTATTGATACTAATTTTAGTGTCAGATCTGTAGATGATAGTGAAGTGGAGAGATCTTTTGATATTATCTGTTCTTGTATTGAACAAGTTTATACTAATGATGATGCGTGGGTTGCTTCCGAATGTTCTAAAAAAGAACTTAGGGATTGGGTAGAAAGTTTGACTTCTGAACAATTCAAAAAAATTGAACAGTTCTTTGAAACTATGCCTAAACTTCGTCATGAAATCAAAGTCATGAATCCTAATACCAAAAAAGAGAACACAGTCGTTTTGGAGGGTTTATCGAGTTTTTTCGCCTAATAATGTCTCATATTGATCTTGAGGCATATTACAGAATCAACTTCGCTTTAATGCAGTTCCATAAATATTCTTTGACAGAAATTGAAAACATGGTTTCTTGGGAGAGAGACATTTATGTTGGTCTCTTAAGATCGCACATTGAAGAAGAGAATTTGAAACGTAAGCAATTAGAATCATCGAAACGTAATGCGTAGTCCTATTACACCACGAATAATGCCAAGAATGTCCAGGTTTAACCCTGGGGCATTTTTTCGTGGTGGTAGGCAAAATACTAGTGCTTCTACAGATTTCTTTGGTAGAGGAAAATCGGGAGTTGCAGGATCTTCAAGAGTACAACCTGCTAGATCTCCACTTGTAGGTGTAGCGCAAGGTCTTTTGCAGCCTCCAGATCCACAACAAGAATCTGATGGAATCAATGTAACCAAAATTAATCAGATTGTAGAAAATAAAGTCAATAGACTTATTCCTAACATCTCGGAAAGAGTAGAAAGACAAGTAAATTCGTTTGATCCAAACGAAATGTTGGCCCGAATCTTTAGGGGTGGACTAGACGAACTCCAAAGATTCCAACAGAATTTGATGAGTTTAATGCAACCTCTACAGAGGACATTCGACTTTATATTCCAATCCAGAGATATTATATTAAAGTTAATTACTCAACTAGCTGGTGCTGCTAAGAATTTGGGTTCCACAAAATCTCCTGGGATGGGATTGGGTGGATTAAAAACTCTTGCTCTTGCAGTTACTGCTGCTTTTGCTGCAAAGATCACGTATGATCAGATGCAAAAAGCAGATAAAGAAGGTCCTGCCCCACAAGGTGGACAAATTAGTGGAACCCCTCCTCCAACAGGAGGAGTTCAACAACAACAGTCATTGACTGGAATGCCTGATAATATGGATGTTGCGTTATTCAACTCCACTGTTGAAGAATTTTCGTCTATTCTTGAGGGAATTAGAAGTGCGATCACTCCACAAGATGGCAACGACTCTAAAGGTCCTGGAGGAATCGACTTAAAACCAGAATCCAGTGCTCAACCTACGAGCACACCTATGGGAACTGCTTCTGGTAGTGGTATTTCTCTTCCAAATGCTGCGCCAGAAATGCTCGCTTTAATGGATGCAGTTTCTGCTGGAGAAGGTGATGTAAATGCTATTCAAGGTCAGACTGATCATGGTGTCAATCTTGAAGGACTGACTATTGAACAAGCTTTCCAAGCTGGTGAGAGTATGCAAGGAAAGGGAGATACTACAACAGGTGCAATTGGTGCATATCAATTCCATCCAGATTTCCATAGACAAACTGCAATAGACGCTGGACTTGATCTGAATAAGGATAAATTTACCAAGTCAAATCAAGACAGAATGATGAGATCATACATGACCAAAGTGTATGGCATCCAAGGTGGAAAAGGTGGTGAACAGGGAATGATTCAGTCTATTAGGGATGGTAACCTAATGTCAGATGTTGTTCCAAAACTATCTGTAGATATGGGATGGCCTTCCTTACCTGGAGGAAGTCAGCCAAACGTAAATACTGCAAATTTCATGTCTACGTATAACGCAGCATATAGTAACTACGGGAGTGCAACTGGATTGAATCCATCAATAGATGGATCAGAATTGAGATTGGAAGCTTCTAAAACTATTGCTCAGTCTCCAGAACAAATTATCACTGAAGATGATGTTCAAACTAATATTATTCCACTAAATATGGGCAATACCCAACAGGAACAGGGACAGGGACAACCAAATGTTACTATGCCCGATACTGAAGGAGGTAGAGTTCCTTTCCTCGCACCATTTGATATGGGAAATATTCATACCATGTATTCAAGAATCGTATATAACATCGTTGACGGATAATGGCTAAACCAATTAACATTAGAGCAGTAGCGGAAGGTGTAAGGGGTCCTGTTGCGGATACGGAAAAAGCAATTGTACGGTTTAGTAAGTTTATAAGACGTAACGATAGTAAACTGAGGAACTTTAAGTTTCCTTCCAAAAATAGAATGAAATACCTTAAGACAATTGATTTGTCTGTTATAGGTAAGAATAGTAAGGGAGGGTTTGCGTTAAGTTTGCCGTCTCCATTTGGTATGGCAACTAATGCATTGCTAGGTCGTATGCTGCAAGGTGCATCTATTGCAGTTATTCTTGGCACTGCAGGGGCATGGTTACCTGCTCTTGTTCCTGGATTAATTAATACCAATGAAAGGAAAACAGCAAAAGCCCCTGGAACTAGGGAAGAAAAACTTAGAGCATTATATGAACAAAAAAAGAATTTAAACTGGTGGGATTGGATCACTGGAGTTGCACAAGAATTAGATGAACAAATTTATTTTTTAGAGACGGGTCAAACTAGATCATATGGAAAAAATCTTACGCCAAGAACTCCAGAAGATTTTGGTCCTGGTAAATGGACAGAAGGAAATACTAAAAAATTAAATATAGGTAAATTTGCTTCGGGTGTTACACTGTTTGGAACACTTGCTAGTGCAGGTATTTTTACTCAAGGTATTCCAGTATCAGCAAGACAAACAACACAATCCCAACCTATATCTTCAATTGCGATACCAGTATCACGTAAAATTAATACTTCTAACTATGGATCTGGTGGATTGCACCCATTCCCAGGTGGAAATTATGTTTCTTCTCCTGTTGGGATGCGAAATGGTAGAATGCACCATGGAACTGATATAGCAGAAACTACTCCATATAGGAAAAATCCCAGAACTCCAATTATTGCAATGTCGGATGGTGTAGTTATTGATGAGAGATATAATGGCAGTAAGGATGCATATCTTGCTGGTGTAATGATTAATCATGCAGACCTCAATATTGATGCAAGATACTTGCATATGAATCCAAGTGTGCAACCTGGAGATGCAATTACTAGAGGACAAATTATTGGTACTCTCGTTCCTCTGGGCGGAGAAGAAACTCAATATAAAGATACACACTTGCATCTGGAATTATATAAACAAGGAACTTATGAACGATACAGTGCTTCTCAGTCTAGTAAATTCTTAGGTGGGTTACATAAAATCCCATTTGCAGAAGTAAATAATGCAACATCCATTCAACCGTCAAATCCTAACCCAACAGTTCCACCAGTAGAACCTCAATCTTCTTCTGCTCCACAAACAAAAGTAATACCGACACAAAAAGAATCCAAGGACAAAAAAGATAACTTGGCAGTATTAACTGAAAAACTTGAAGAACTGCAATCATCTCATGATATTTCTAGAGTTGATGAAAAAGTACGTATTCCTGAAGTTGGTACATATGTTTTGGGTAGAAATTTTATAGGAGCTCGAGAAGATAAGTATTTTGATGTAAATGGTAAACCTATTAGTTTAGACGAATTTGAAAATAAATTAGTATTATATGAAGATAAACTGGACAAACAGGCTAAAGTAGACCCACAAAAGGCCTCCACTATCCCTGATGCATCTTCGACTGCAAATCCCCCTCAATCCAATAGTGTTGAACTTCCTCCATCGATAATAACTCCAACTAAACGTCAAGAACCTCCAGTAAATCAGTATCCATCTTATAATAGACCGAA